TTTTGCCTCTTTGATATGGTCTTTATACTCTTCAATATCTTGTGCTTTAATTACACCATTGTCCCAAATCCACTCTTTATTTTCCATAATGCCTTCTACGAAAGCGTCTGGAGCGCTTGGGTCTGCAACAATGTCAGCGGCAGTAGCTAAGTAGAAATCTTTACCTACATAGTTAGCACCGTTCTTTGTAACCAAGGAACCCATACCTCTTGAAGATACTCCTAATTGAGCGCCTTCATCAATAAGACCTTTTACAATCTTACCGTATGGTGTATCCATGATTTTTGCTTCACCTATAAAATTCTTGCCTTCGGGTTTTAAAGAAGTAATCATATGACTAACTCTCTCTAAATTTACCGTAGGACCATCTGGATGGCCTAGTTCACCGAATGCTCGTTTTTTATCAATGAATTCTTTTGAATATCTATCTACTTCTTTTGTAAGGATATCATTTTCATATATTCTTCCATTTCTATTTTTGATATCAGATTGTAGAAAGACACCTTTAATCTTGTACGACTTTTTACCGTTGGTTTCTTCAACCAAGTATTCTGCGTTTTGAATTTCTTCCGATATAAGTTTCATGTTCTCTCTCTGTTCTCTATACTATTTATATGTTTTTCTTACCTAAACTCAATAATAATCGTATAGTTGTCTCCGACAGCAAAGTTTTTAGTAGATAATAACACATCTCCTGTCGGTGTTGTAGCATTGTTTGTAATCTCATCTCCAGCGGTTCTTAAATCCCAATAACCGTTACCACTCAATAATAATGCTGTTGCGTTAGTATCTCCGTCCCATATAATCTCTACAGCTGACTTATTATTTGCCGTATTGATAGAATACCATATCTTTGCAATTTTTCTATTGCCATCTTCGGTCATAAATGTAACCTCGGAGGCGTCAATTTTTTTAACTAAAGTCTCACCAGTACCATCAGACAAGTTTGTTAATTTAGATACAAACTTCACACCTGAAGTATCAGCAATAGTTTGTGTTGTTACTACATCTGCCATTTTAATTAAATCCTGTTTCTTTATGACACTCTAACATTAGACTAAACTTATCCACATTTGCGTCTGTTGTAATCTTAATGTCGCCTGTGCCTTTTATCTTTTCTTCACTTGGTTTTAAACCATAATTATCAATACTTGTCATTTCTAACTTTTTATCATCATCAAATTGCAATATTACTTTGCCTGTGCCTTCGACTTCATAGTAAGCGTTAGCAATTGATATTTCTGATTCGTTAGTTGAACCTTTTAAGTCATCTAATTCAATTAGTTTTTCATCTTCGTTTCTTGCACCGGTAACTTTATTAATTACCTTAAAAGAATCATCAACTAATTTTTCAGATACTATTGTCATTAACTTCTTGGTGAACCTACTGCGCTTGCGTGTCCGTCTGCAATTGTAATAGTTTCATCAGCCGCTTTCTCAATGATGATTGAATCGCCGGCTGCATGTAAGTAAATATTACCTATTGTTGTACCACCTGAATCTTTTACGATAACAGATTGAGTACCACCTGTTGCAACACAATGAACGAAACGAGCACCACCGATATTATTACCACTAGGGTTATTTACAAATTCTCCCTTTACTATAACGGTTGTTGCCATTTTTATTCTCCTGTTTCTTTGTTAATGTAGTCATAGACCACATTTGTACTTACATTATGAGTTAGCGAAACAACATCAATTGCTGTTTCAACTCTATCAATTATATTACCTTCTTCTTTTTCAACAACTTTGAAAAAGTCTGCCACCACTTCTTTGTGAAGTGGTGGTAAATCGTTATACGCCGTTGTATTTACCGGCTTATTGATTAGTTGGCTGACTCTCTGCACTAGGAACCTCGTCTTCAGGTTTAGGTTGCTCATTACCATTATCAGTAATTTCTACCTCTTGACCTTGTGTGTCAATAATGACATCCGTTTCCGGATTAGGGTCAGTTACAGCAGGTTTCGGGTCGCTATGAGGCATTGCCTCTACTCCATTAAATATTTTACCTGCTACATCTACTCTCGCTTGGTCTAAAGAGTCTGCAACTTTGGCTCTTAATGCGTCTTTAAAAGCTTCACCAGCTTCTGCATTATTACCAACTGCCAATTTATCAATAAAGTTTTTTACATGTTCACTCATTATTTAACCTCTCTTGTAAACTCTCCTGAATCAGGCATTGCAATAATACCGTCATCAATTTCTTTCTTAATTTGATTATCAATTTTAGCAATCTCTCTATCTGTTTGTCTAAGCACTTGCTTTCTAACATACTCAACAGAGAAATATTTACCTACATAATCACGCATAGAATCAGCAACTCTCAATCTTTCCATTAACATCTCTGATTCTTTCAATTCTGCAAAATGGCCGTCTTGTAAGAAATCATATTGTATATTATCTCTTAACATGTGCCAGTCTTCATCTGTAATCACAGCTTTTAAGACTAATTGAGTTCTTAAAACATCATTAAATAGTTCAGTAAATTTCTTTCTTAATCTTTGAACAAACTTCGTAAATTTAAGTTCATCTCTAGTAATTTCAGTTGAACGGCCAAGATTAAATCCTTGACTTGCCTCTAATCTACTAGCAGGAACATTTAAACTTCTATAAAGTTTTGCTCTAAAGTATTCAATGTCTGCAATCTCACCTAGATTCTGACCGCCAGGCAAAGTAGAAATATCAGTACCTCTTCCACCTTCTCTTGACGGTAACCAAAAATCTTCCAACATTGACATATAATTTCTGTCATCTCTGATTTCTCCTGTACTTGCGTCATAAACAAGTTTGTTTCTGTATCTTGCCATGACATCTCGTAAGTATTGTTCAGCTTTTACTTTTGGTAAATTACCTACATCAATTTTAAATATTCTTCTTTCAGGTGCTCTTGCAATTCTGTAAATAACGGTAGCGTCTTCAATCATTCTTAATTGATTGACAGGTTTAATTGCCTTATGTAAATAAGACAAGACCATATTTTTATTTTGGTCAATTAATCCTGAAGCACAAAATGAAATTGCGTCAGGAGCAATCTTAATACCACCAGATGTAGAATTGTTTACACCTTTTTCATTAAACAAATAGTATTCTTCGTATTCGTCAATGATAGTAAGACCAGTAGGAACAGGTCCGTCAGGTCTTTTCTTTCTTACTTCTCTAATCTTTTTAATTTTTCGTGGGTCAATATATCTTAATTCTGTAATACCTTTTCTTGGTGATTCTCTATCAATCACCTTATGGTAATACATACGGCCATCAACATACCATCTTCTAAAGATATCGTGACCTTTAGTATTAAAGTTCATCAACCTTAATACTTCTTGGAATTCGTCTTCTATTTTTCTTTTGATTTCATTACCAAAAGGCACTTGGTCTAATTTTAACCTGATAGCGTCTTTTAGTTCATTAGCCACGACTGCTTCATTGACAATATCCTCAATTGCCATATCACACTCGGGGTGTAATGCGATTTCTCTATATCTTCGGATTAAATCTTGCTCTGTCTTGGCCTGACCTTCCATGTCAAGGTACTGACCAAAATATCCACCGGCGGCGATGGTTTGTGTACCATCATCCGCCTGTGGTTGTGTAAAGCTTTGTTTTGGATCCGCCGTTTTTTTAGAACGAGTGATAGAAAATCCAAATAGTTCAGCCATAATATTATTCCTTTACTTTTACTACTATTTATGTATTAAGTAGTAGTATTACTTTCAAAGTATTGGTAAGCAAATGTTACGCCAAATTCTTCAATAGCGTCATTTGTACCATAGTCCAATTCAATTGCAGCTATTTCAGTCGGGAATACACCTCTTAAAGTGTAAGACTTAATAGTTGCACCGTTTCTATCCAACTGGTCAACAAAAGCGTCAACTTGATAATCTGCTGGATTAGTCAAGCCTTCACCGTCTGTTGCATTATTGATACCATTTGACCATCTTTCAAATGCGTTTCTTAATTTGAAATTAGTGTCATTGATAACCGTAATTGTCCAATCAGCGTATGTTCTATCGCCAGCAATCTTAATTTGTCTACCTCTGAAAGGTACCGTAAATGACGGAATTGTCATTGCCGGTAACTGCGTAGTTTTACATAAGAATGCTAACTCTTCTATCTCTCCACCAACTTGTGAGTAACCAGGAAAAGGCATTGTTACCTTAAACTGATTTGGTCTTGCGCCACCACCAGCAAGTTTAGCTTTGAAGTCGTTAATGTTTGCCATTTTTTTTCTCCTCTACCTTAACCTGCTACTTCGTCAAATGAGACGCCAGTTCGTGTTGCGATAAATTGTAGTGTAATGAAGTTAATGCTTCTTGCTGGTTTAATAAAAATCTCAGCAATGAATTCATTTCTATCAATTACTTCGCCTGTGTTGTTAGTTTCATCACAAACCACTAAAAAGTCTGTGATACCTCGTCTACCTTGTACTTCTCTTAAAAACGGCTCTACAATGTTTCTAAAATTAGCTCTTGTAAACTCATCATTGAATTCAAAGAGTTGGAATTTAGAAGCAGTTGAGATTGCCTTTTCTAAAGTGATGAACAATCTTCTAACATTGATTCTATCAAATGCTGAAGGAGCTGTTAATCCAG